CAATCTCACCCACAGGTACCAGCTTGAACGGATCTCTGAAGAACAGGATCGACTGCTTCTGTGACCGAGCGGTCTTGCTGAGGAATTTCCTCTTCATCTCGTCAACGATGGCGGAAAGGATCGGCTCAACGGTTCGGGTCAAGTAATTCAGCATCGTCTTGTCGTCGGCAGAACCATCCATAATGCTCTGAGTCAATCCCAACTGGCTGTAAAGCATACTCGTCAGGTATTCAATCTGAGACATTAGGTTGTTGTCGACGGGCCGATTCAGCTGAACCACATGCTCCGTTCCGTCGGTGTACGCGACACCATACTTGGAACCGGATAGCTGTTCCTCGATATCTTTACGGCGTTTTTCCGCCTGTTGACGCCTCGCTTCCGTCTTGATGACGTAAGGGAGCTGAATGATGAGGTTGAGTTTCCCGGAACCGCTCTGTTCGTCGATAGCGTCCAGAATGTTGAGTTTCCGAATCAACCTCTGCATTGTGGAATTGGGTTCATTCATGACGGCATAGAAGGGATTCTCCACAATGGCTACGGTGCGCTTAGGCACCAAAACGTCTTCCTTCTTGCCCGTTTGCTCGTTGTAAACACGAACCTTGACGTGCTGCGGATACCACTCCAGAATTTTTCCGGTCCGCATTGTTTCGATTTTCCACGACCCCTCCTCGGGATCGTCATCTGTGTCAACGGGGACGATAGCAACGCAGCCTTCGTCCAACATGGACTGAACGATGTCTTGGATAAAAGCCCTTCCTGTTTGATCGAGATTTGCTTCCAGAGAAAGGCAGCTATTCAGACTGGTGTTCATAACAGAAGTAAAGCGGCCTTCATCATCCAAGCGAACATGTTGGATGGTGATAGCCGCTACGTCCAATGCGATTCGGTTGTAAACTGAAGTGATGATGGACCGCTCATTTCCTCTGCTGAAGATAGGACGGTCTGGGCGGTAATGATAGCTCGGCCCAATATCCCAGCGAGGTTTGATAATTTCATTTGCCTTAAACACATTCCAGGCGTGTTTCAATCGAGATCCTAATGACATTTCCATTTCAGTAACCATCACCTCCCTCAAGCTAACTCAGCGAGCATCTTCTTGAGAAGGTCGTCATTCTGCCGTATCAGAGAATCGAAGCTGTAGGGCGGTGGAACCGAAGAAGATGGTTTGCTTACGCTAACTCGCGGCGCTGAAATTTGACTTGCCGGAGCGGATGTGGTAGAAATGCTTTTAGCAGCTGTCTCCAAAACCTGCTTGGGCCCTGCTTTTGGTGTTGATACCTGGCTTACCGGCGTAGACGTAATTGGAGTGCTCTTGATGGCTTTCTCCAAGACCTGTTTGGGGTCCACCTTGGGTGCTGGAATCTGACTCACTGGTGTGGTGGATACGGGCGTAGTTTTAAGGATATCCTGTAAGATTTCCTTTCCGGCAGACGCCGTATTTCCAATGTCGGAGATGTTCTTGGCTCCGTACTTCTTGACGAGATAAGCCGTCAAAACTGTGCCGGCCACGATAGCCGCACCAGTTGCAACTCCAATAGCTACTTTCTTTCTGGTGCCACTGGAGGTCTTTCCAGATGCACTGTCAGATTCACCGGTGGAGTCGCCGTAGCGGGCCTTTCCAGCATCGGTCCATGTCCCATCCGGATTTTGATAACGACGAATTCCCCATTTCTGGCCTTTGATGCCATGATGGTACAAAACTGTGTCCATTTGCACCACCTCCTCAAACCTTATCAAGAACGGTTTTCTTATAGGCCACACGTCCAGAGGCCCAAACACCCTTCTTGAGCTGATCCATGTCGTAACCCGCATCAGCAAGCGCCATCATGACACCAATTTCGCCACGCTTGGCAACAAACTTGATAACCTTACCAGATGGGGTTCGGAGGTCAGAAACCTTTTGGCTCATGAGCTCGGACATTCTTTGGTTATAGGCCGTGATGGCAGCGGCACTCAGTTTACCATTTTTGTTAAAAGCTCCAGGGGTCTGTAATAGAATTCTTGCATATTGGTCAAGTTCCTTTGCAGATTTCTTCTGGACCTTTTCGGTAATCTTAGCACTGCGCTTGTCAATCCAATCATTGTCCTTCTTTTCCAAACGAGCTTTTCCCTTTTCGGTCAAAGTTCCATCCGGATTCTGGTAACGTCGCACGCCCCATCGCTGGCCTTTGATGCCGTGATGGGCTAAATACACTTGCGATGCAGGTTTACTACAATGATCCAAAACGATTCCTCCTTCCTATTCAAATGCTTCAGGATTGTGCCGATAAGCAATGTAGGCGTCCATCATAGCCGCCACAGCGTCTATCTTCTGTTCAGAACGCTTCTTCATCAGCTTACGGTTCCCGTTAGTGTCCTCAATCGTAATGCAGTTACCCATGGCGAAAGTCATCAGGTCTTCATCAAAAATAAGCATACGCTCCTCAGAAAGCTTCTTCAGCTCGCCCAAAGGAACGGACTCGGTCTTTGCGCCCTGAATAACCTTCTCGATTCCATACGGCCCATTTTCAGAAGACCAACGCTCTACAAACTCCTTCGCATTGTAAGGGTCATAGCCAAGACAGCGGACATCGTAACCGCAGTTGATAATGTGGTCGTCCAAATCTTCGTAGACCTGCATCAAGTCAAGAACCGTTCCCTCCATAACAATAAGACTCCCTTCCGCTATGAAATCCTCATACTTGAGACGCATAGCAGCAGGGAGTTTGTTAAGAGTAAGTGAAGTGATGTAGTTTCTGGTTTTCACGCCGAATGCTCCACCACGGAGAGGAAACAAGAATGTAAACGAGCAGAAGTCGTCGCCCTGTGAAAGGTCGCATCCAAGAGCGCACGGTAGCTGCCAGAACTTTTGTCGGCGATGGGGAAGAGTTTCCTCATAGGTGAAATAGTAGGTGTAGCCTTCCATAGGGAGGCCAAACCTTTTCGCCAACATATCGTTTCTTGTGGATGGGGCAGTTTCAGCTCTATCTACATCTTTTTGGTAGGTTTCATAGGTCACAGTCTTATCGATGTTAGGATTGGCTTTCAGCCACATATCGGGATAAGCAACCTCTTCAACGGAATCCAGCTTATACCACCAGATTGACACCTGGGGCATTGGCCGGCCAACACCCTGTAGGATGTTCATTAACTCCATTTTGATTGTGTCACCTGCTCCGTTTCGGACTGTGCCTTCAGAGCTTGTGGCCACGATCAGGTAGTCGTCTAACTTGGATGCACCTTGTTCGATGGCTCCAATGACGTCTTCACGAGCATCCGCAGAAGAAAGCCACTCGTCAACCGTAGCAACCTTGCAGCGTAATCCCTGAAGCTTGTCCACCGACATCGGACGAACTTCGATCAGGGAGCCGGAAATAAAGTTCTCGATGCCCTTCTTCGTCGAAGCCAGCTTAACTCGATTCATGAGATTGCCGGTCGTGTTCTGGATAGAACCCTCTGTCAAGAACTGGAATACAGGGCCGCGAGCTCTTGTGATGGCAGTTTTGATCGGGTTGATGATCTCCTCTGCCTGCTTCATAGTTGGGGCCGTAGTAATTTGATGTGTGGTAGATCCATCAACGACCAGAGAGTATGCCTGAATGCAGGAGTCATACAGCGACTTCGCTGCACCTCGTCCAACAATCAGATACTGCTTATTTACTAACCGTTTCTTGATCTTCTTATTGACGTATCGTCCGCCATGCCCATCTCGATTGGGAACATAAACTGAACGTGTCTCAAAGTAGTACCAACCAAACACCTGCTCGCCCCAGAGCTTGAAGCTATCCAGTAAATGCAAATCGGAGCCGTCGGTCAATGTCAATTCATTTTCACAGAACTCGACCCAACCATCAACAACTCTATCGTCATAGTAATACATTGGATCGGCAATCAAATCGTCAATCCTGTGCATTTCCAAGTCGATCTCTCTGCATACCGGGATTTCGCCTCGAATTACAGCGTCTCGAAAAGCGCCGTAATATTTGGGGACGGCAGTGTTTGATAACATCTGCTCACCCCTTACTGCCCAAGCAATTTCCTGCCGACAAGCACAAGGTCCGAAAATTTCTGATCTATCATCTTGGTTTGGTAGACATCTTTCGGAACCACCTGTTCCATGTCAAATACTATAACAGGAGACTTGGCTTTGAATCCGCCATAAATGGCATCGTTTGTGTCGAGAACTGCTCCATAACCAGCTTCTTTGCAGGCGTTGAAGAACTTCGTCCGCTGAGTAGTTACGTCTTTTCCTTTGCGGGCATCGCCAGCACCATCATAAGGAATGACGTAATTGAACATTCGATACACAATCTGAAGTTCATCAGCAGTTGGGGTGTAGTCGCCCTGCTTCATCTTTTCCAAGACTTGCCGGACTTCGCGATAGCCCTTAAACTTGTACTTATCGCTCACAAAGTAGCTCTGCATACGGTCCTCATCCATGACGAAATTGTAGAAGTCCCGATCTTTCTTAAAGAGCTCTCTGAACACCTCTGCACCAGAATCTTCACTGGCAACTTTGATGTCTTTCTTCAGCGAGTTGTCAATGCGGTACTTCATGAAGTTTCCAGTACCAATCGGATTCCCATTCTCATCGTAGACAGTCCTGGGAATAGGCCGATTGAATAAAGCATTGTACTGGTGCTTATCCAAGACGTTGTGAGTGGCGTAGAACATATCAGTGTTCTTGGTGCGGTCACGGTCATAGGACAATGTACTAAGAGTGGTTTTATCAGCTTTCAGAACCTCGTCGAAATGCCGCTTGTTGTAAATGCTGTTGCCAGCCTTCCGTTTATTGCGGATAGCCCTTCTCTGAGAGGGGCTATAATCGCCACCGCCCAAAGGATAAGGGGGCCCATGTCGCACGCCCCATTTTTGGTTCAGAATACCATGATGGGCCAGTTGTTCCATAAAAACGCCCTCCTATCCTCTCAGTTCTTTGATTGCGAGAGCGATGCTGAGTGCTGAGCCAGTGATGGCTAAAACACTCCCGGCAAATTCGAGAGTATCTTTCACCATGGTGCGGCCTTTGGAGACCTCCGAAGAAGAGGTATCGGAAAACAGTTTGTTGTACTGCTGCTCCAAGAGCTGGCGATTGATCTGATCCCGAAGTTCCTTGTCGCTCATCTTGGATAAGTCGAATTTCTTGGTCGCAGGCTTTGGTGCGGTGGTCTGTTCGAGCTTCTTGAACTCTTTCACCAGATCGGAGTTAGCATCCACAACCTTTTTAGACCGTTCTAAATCCTCACGAACCCAACGGTCTGGGTCGCCGCCTTCTTTCAGAATTGCTCTGTTTTCCTTTTTCTTCATGTTGTTTTCGGCAACATCCCGGTCATAGCGTCTTTGGCCGGCGGCTGTCAGAGAGCCGTCTGCATTCTGGTAACGACGCACACCCCATCGCTGACCTTTGATTCCGTGATGGCGAAGTTCCATTTTGAGTTTCCTCCTCTCTACTAAATTCATCAAACAGATTCAGCCGCAACATTAAGACGCCACTCAAACTCACTGATCTGCTTATTGATGGAATCAATAGCAGCGGAGCTGAGCGGCGGATCAAACAGCAGCTTAACCTTAAGATGCATATAAGATTTTACGAGGGAAAAGTTATTGGGTTCTTTGGTAATGAAGCTATCCCACTTCTCACCCTCGCCTGTGATGGAGAAACCGTTGGGCGGGCCGACACCCAGTTGTGTCAGGATCGAAAACACACCGTTGATATGCATGATGAGATCAGCGTCAAAGTGTGTATAACTTTCGTCGATGCCCAACAGCTTCTTGATGGAGGTCAGGATACTTTCGGTCATCTCCATAGCAGAACCTCCTATTTCTTGAGGGCGATATACTTCCTCATGCAGAAGCCTTCGATACCAGTCTCAGTAACGACTTTGAAAAAGTCGTTAGTAGACTCAGCCATGTCGACCATGACCTTAGAAAGCGCGTCGATGGTGACCAGGACTTCCGCATCAGCAGACGGCTTCTTGCGGACATTGAGCTTCAGGCAGTCGGTAACCACACCAGTAGTAAAGCTCTTCGTCACTTCAGCAGACGCGGTCTCCTCAATCGGATGCGCCTCAGAACAAAGCTCCTTACTGTTGGGTTCACCATGAGCCGGAACATCCTTCGGATCGAGACGATCACGACGACCCTGAGAATTGTTTTGCATTTCGGTTTCCTCCTTATCAATGTAATAGCCCAAATCGACAAAAAGAGAAGAATTCAGTTTTGGGTGCGAACTTCTCCGCTATCTCTTCCATGGGCAAGTGTCATTCGGGCGACGTTCAACAGGCTCTTGGAGCAGTAGATGTTCATCGCCATAGTGAATTGCGAGGTGCGTATCGTGAATTGTGGTGATTAGGTATTCCGGATTGAGAAGAAGTTCGCTTCTGTTGCGGATATCCTCTGGCCGAATGGGATTCATATGGTGAATAATAACTCGGCCAAATATTTCTCTACCAGGAATACCGAGGTCACAACCTTCATCTCTGGAAATGACAAAGTCCCTCACGCGCCGCCATTCAGGCGAACGATAAAAGAACTGGTTCATGTACCGATCAAATCCAAAAGTCTCTTTACCAACTTCTCCATTCAAACGGAGATATTGATACCTGGCCTGAAAAGTTGGAAGAAGTATCAACTCCGAATAACATTTAATAGTCGTCATCGGGATCACCCTCTTCCTCGTCATCGCCACGATACCGGCCCATAGCCTTCATGACTTTGGGCAGAAGTTCTTCAAGCCGGTCAGCGGCCTTGATGGATTCTGCTTTAGCTGCTGCGAGATCGCGCTGCTTCTCCAAAAGTTCTTTCTCGACCCGAGCCTTCGTGGAGCCACGCTTAACAAACTCTGTAATGAGCTGAGAAGAGGCAGTTCCATCTCGCAACTGCTGTTCGGCAAGATCCATAGCCAAAGATATCATCTGGTTCTCTCTTGCCTCCGGGGTTAAAGGAGTTCTTGTTCTCGGAGTCCCGGACAGCTTCACAGCTTTTGCCACCTTGCCACCTCCTCTCGGTTAGTTTCGTGGTAGATGCTGCGAGAATGCTATGGTTTTGGGAATAGTTTAGGGCGGCATTTGAAGGAGCCCGCATAAACGAATTTGGCAGCGAGGGAGAAAAAATCGCCTGCACGCTTCTTCACCCTTTGGTGGATGGAGAGGAGGTGTCTCCCGAGTGAAAGCATGAGACGACGAAAAGGGACTCGCTGGTTATATCCGCCTTGTGGGCTCGTTCAAATGCCGCCCCAGACCAAAACGCTTTTCAAAAAATATCCCCCGGAGAATTTTCAAAGACCGCCGCGATGCACAGGGGGTGTGTATTTCACGGATACCCCCTATACCCTTAAAATTCTTCGAGTCCACCCGCCTAAATGCCAATTTTCTTGATAATTTGGCAAAAGACGAATTAAAACGACTATCTAAAGTGAAGTCATCTCGTTTTTAAGGGCTGAGGTATCCCGCTCAGGCCGTCACCGCAGGTTCAGGCTCAACAGTTTCCTTAACTTTTTTGTAGATGCCGAGGGGATTGTACTTGACGATGTCGTCAATGGCGCGCTCGATCTCCTGCTCATTCTCAACAGCGGAGAGCTGATCGGAAGTACGAGCGATACGCGCCAAATAGGCACAGGAATGGTAACCTTTGTCCTCATCGAACCGGAACCAGGCATCGAATTGGGTGAAAGGGTCATAGGGATTGTCGGTTGTAGTTAAAGCACACTTAGCCATTCGCTCTCACTTCCTTTCATTCATTAAGAATTCTCGACACGGCAGAAGGCGAAAGGTTCAAAGCATCAGCAATTTCGGCATTTGTGTGACCAGAATTCGCCATTGCTCTGATTCTGTTTGCCCGAGCTTCGGAGACTTCTGTTCTCGTTCTTGGCGTAGCGCGTTCACGCACAACGTCAGGGTCAGCGTAACGCAGGATCTCTTTCAAGGTTGTGTCAGAGATTGCGCCAGCCTGAATCGCTTCCCATTCACCATCGCTGATAGTGATTCGAGTTCCTTTACCGCTTGCTCCAGTTTCAATGCGAGCATCGCTGATTGCGGCTCTGCGAATCTTGGAGATCTCGTCTTTGTCGGTAATATTGTTGGCATCAACCTTTGCCTTGACACGAGCGTTGGCAATGCGCTGAGCTTCACGCTCACGAGGAGCATTGAGCTGAGCAAGACGGAGCGCCGAAGTAAGGCGATCCACTTCCGGCTGATAGGTTCTGGCAGCACTGGCAGAGCGAGCCAAAGTCGGAGTTGCAACGTACTCAAGCCGAGCTCTGTTGGCCAGAGCCTTCATCTTGTTGGCGTAGTCGGCATAGGCATCCTCGACAAGCGTGCCGGAAGACAATGTCCGAATGTCATCGGTCTTGTCCAGCAGCTTGATCTTGGTTGTAGCCTGGACTTCACGTCCCTTTGCGTCGAGGTAAGTACGGCCGGACTCCTTATAGATGACCTTACCCGTCTGCTTGTCGATACGACCGCTGCCCTGACGCTCAGGAACCTCAACGTCCTGCTTGCGACGGGACAGCAGAGTGGAGGCACCGCCTCTTTCCTTGCCATTTTCATCAGTGTAACCTTGCCACTTTTTCCGAAGGGTGGCGATGTCGTTCTCCTGCTCAGACCGCTTATAGTCCAGCTTGTGCTTGGCAGCGTCGATGACCACCATGCTGTGCTTGACAGCCTTCACGATGTCACTCTCGGGGGCCCCTTTCAGGGTCATATCGGTGATGAGATTGGAGATCTTACCCATCTCTATCTGGGTGGCCTCTTTAGAGAGGAGCCGGATACCGGTCTTGCCTTCAGTGGAGTATTCAACTTTGGCGTCGAAGTCCTTCAATCCGGCAAGGGCGGGGGTCGATTTTATGTTCACCCTCCCACCGGTAGGAATAACAACGACCTGGTCGCCATCGAAGTCCGCTCCGGAGAGCCGCTCCGCAACCTTGGCGTTGATACCGACGGCGTCCCTGGTCCGGGGGCCCAGAATAGAAATAGCTGACTTGTTTTTATTGTTGACAGTCAGGATAGGAATCTCAAATGTTCCGCCATGAGGATACCGAACAAGGGCAACCTTCTCCCCATCCCTGTAGTTAGGGGCGTAGATCTCGGTTTCCTTCATCGCCGTGAGCGGCAATATAACTTGGGTGCTCTGGCGGGGAAGAGCAGCGGCCTTCAGGTGGACAACAGCGGAGTCGCATTCATCGGCGAAGTCCATCAGCAACTTCTTCTTCACAGTGGGATTGGTCAGGGAGCAGATCTCGGAAAACTCATCCTCTGCATCTGCATAGGTCAAATCCAACTGAGTCTGAATCAGCTTGATGGGCTGCTTAGAAAGGAACTGGGAAGACAAGTTCTTGCTCATCTTATCCCAGTCACCCTCTTCCTTCAGCTTGTTGATCGCCGACAGCTTCTCGGTGCCATCCTCGTCAATATAATGGCTCTGGCCACCAGCCTTGATAAACGCTCCGAAAGGATTGTCCGGGTCGTTCTGGATTTTCTTCAGTACGTCCAGCTTCGGAGTACCGGACCGTTTGTTGGTGTTAAATATAATGTCTACACCATCTGGCATGTCTTCGGAGTACATGGCCATGCCCTTGAGATAATGGGTTCCATCGACCATGATCCGGACCTGAGCATAGTGGGAAGCGCCCAAGTCCAGGTCAGGAACACCTCTTCGGAGCTCAATGACGCCGTCTTTCGCCAACCCGCCTTCCTCGGCATAGCGGATTTTCACCCGGTCAGAGCTGATACTGGCTGGATATTCTCGCTTATCCCAAGACTCGCCGCCATCAGTGCTGTGATATTCACCGACCGACTTGACCAGGGAAAGGTCTTGATAAACCTGACGCTGGTCGATGTCTGGTACGGATATAATTGGTGTGATGGTACGGTTCTTCGGATTGTTGACCTGAGGAACACCGACACCAAAGCGGTTGTAACCCTCAGTCTCCAAAATAAAAAGCGCCTCCTGAAGGACACCACTGGAAACACCAAGCTCACGCTCGGCTCCGGTGCCGACATCAAGGGCGCCTTTTTCCGCAAGCTCCTGCTTCAACCGTTCCGCAGTCTGCCGTGCTTTATTTTTGTTGGTTGCAGTGTTCTCGTTGAGAAGCGCTCGAACCGAAGAATCGTTATTGTAACCCATGATCTTAGCAATCTCGTCAAGGGTTTTACCCTCTTCTCTCAGAGACTTGGCCCTGTCAGCCAGAACCATACGCCGCTCATGCTTCGCCACCCGAACCTGCATCCGCAGATCCGTTGTGGACATCTTCAGTTCCTCGGCAATCTCTTTTTCACTCTTGCCCTGGGACTGAAGTTCCTCAACTCTGCTGAGGAAGTCACCGCCATGCTGGAAGGGGTTATCGCCAGAACCCCACGGATAGCGCCCAGAACGTCTTTTGACGCCATAGTGCATCAGGATATCGTCCTGAAATGGATTCATGCTTTACCCCTCCTGTTCCCTCATTCTGTTGATGATTTTATCAAATGTGATAATGCGGTCCATAATTGGGAAGATGTCTTCCACAGTGGCGTTGTGGCAGAGTACTTCGTCATTCTGATAAATACGAAGCTCCATCCCAATCTCGCTGGGCTTGATGCCATACTCCAGGCAGAAGAGCGCAGCATAGATCATCAGCTGCTCCATTTTGGCCGGCGTCTCTCCGGTCTTCAAATCGTGAATGCGGAGAAAGTCATTCCGGAATATAATTGCATCTGCTGTCCCAAAGCAGTTAGGAGAATAGTACAGGATCTGTTCCGGCGTCATCTTAAATCCAATGGCGTCGTTGACGTACATATTCAACGTCTGCTTCGATCTGGGCAGCTTCTGTCCGAGGCGGATACATTCAGCAGCAAAAGCATGGAGCTTTGTACCCTTTTGGGCGGCTCTCCATTTAGAATAGGTTTCTTCAACCTTCTCCTCACTATAATTGATCCAATGATAATTACTTGCGCCGAGGAAAGCATGAAGTCCTTCCAATTTATCGTGCCTATTAAATACCATAGTCAGTCCTCCTGATCCGCAAAGGCAAAATGGTAACCGTGATGCTGTTTTGCATAACCGCGACAGCAACAGCTAATTGCAGAAGAGGCGCATCCTAAGGCTTGCGCACAGTCTTTTATGCTTGTAAATATCTCGCCTGTTTCTAAAACCCGCACAGGACGCTTATTTTGCTCAGCAAAGACTTTAGCTCCTTTCATCCTAAGTTCTTTGGTCAGAGGAGATTTTCGCAAGTTAGCCTTATATGAGTGCTGAAGATTTTCACTTCTGGTAACCCACTCTAAATTACCTACAAAATTGTTCTGCTTATTGCCATCAATGTGATTAACTTCATAGCCATTATGATCTCCATCAAAGAAGGCATCCGCAACCAATCTATGGACAGAGCAACTTTTTTCGTAACCATTTCTGCAAAGTCTAACCATGCAATATCCATCACGGGTTACCCACTGTTTCAGTTCTTTTCCGGAACGATTAAAAACTCGGCCATAAATATCAACCGTGTAATCCGGAAAATCATTGATGACTTTCAAAAATCTGCTGGAGCTCATTGAGCACTTCCTCCTTGTTCTCAGGAGAGACAAAACGAGAGAAAGACATCTCGTTCATCTTCCCGACGTAGTATTCCTGGTTCGGCTGTCTCTTCGCCCTCGCAGACCTCTTGCATTCCAGGGAGGCCCATTTGTTCTTATAGAGAACAAGCAGGTCAGGAATGCCCTGAATCTGGTCCATCTTGAAGACCATGCACCCAGGAAAGAGATTTTCGATTTTGTCAATGAGCCTATCCTGAAAACCGCTCTCCAGGCGGGAACTCCTGGCCATAAAAAGGCCTCCTTTCAACAGAAATAATAGAAAAAACAGAAAAAGTTTGACACATTCCCTCTTCTCTCCATAAAAGAGTCTGTTTTTTTGGCGCAAAAGAAAAACAGAGACGTCATAATCGGCGTCTCTGTTCTAAAAAATATAGTTGCGGAAGTGTTAATGTCGGTTGATCGATTCTTTTACCTTCGTTGCAAATGCAACGTCTTCAGAAGAAAGATAATCTTTGATATCTACTTCTGTTCCATCTTTTAATAGGTTTAGACAATCATGGAAGGAAAGAAAAAATTCTGTACCATCTTCCTTCCGAATATAATTCATACTGTTGTTGGCAGGTACGGATGGAAGTTCCATACTTTTTTCACTCCAATTACGGAGCACAGTCATAAAACCATAGAAAGAATCATAATCGAAGCATCTCACAATGCATCGATTGGGATGATTTGTTTCAACCACATGACACGCCGTTTTCAAAGATACCATCGTCATTCTCCTATTCATTTGTTTTTGACTAATTCGCCAATCGTGTCGGTATTGATTTCCAGATTGTCGAGGCGACCGACCCAACATCCACGCAAAAGTATCCCAGATGCCATTCCTTGGAATATGTAATCAGCGTTTGACATTTTTCCTTGTGAGTCAACGTAATGGATCTGTCCATTCACATTCTCCCATGAAACAAAATGCCCAATAGAATATCCATCTCCAATTAGCATAATTCCCATCGCTCCATTTTCGTTGTTACAGAGCTTTAGAAGCTTTTTGGATAACGCATCTCGATATCCATTTTTGGTAAAATGGTTTCCCGTAATGATCCCTTCAGGTTTGTATCCCTTAAAATACTTCCCAAAATCATTATAATCGAGTCCAACATCAGCTTCTTCCTTTCGCATGTCTTCTGCTTCAACATCAAGCCCCATTCTACGAAGGACATAAGCTGCACTACATTTTCCACAGTTATTTCGCGCTAAAGGGCTATTGGGGTTGTAATCCGGGTCAACAGCTTTGCAGTCTTCGTCTATTGACATATTACCCGTTTTAAGTTTAAGACCCGTTTTATTTGCCACTTGACGAATCTCGTTTGAAATGTTTAATGCCCCATTTGAAATATGGCTCTGATGATTATTGCGGGTTTCTCCAGACATGTTCATTTTAGCTCCACCTTTAGTTATGGTCAAGCTCTTGTCGGAGGATCTTTGCTGATCCACTTGATGTTTATCAAGAGATTTCTGCCATCCAGCCTTCTTTTCTGATGCCGAATGGTCTTTTTCTCCTAAAGGATATGGCGGGCCATTACGAACTCCCCATTTTTGACCTCGAATGCCATGATGAGCAAGGCACTCGTCTAAGGATGGTTTACTGTAATGCTGGAGATAAACGCTTAAAGATGGTTTGTGGTAAATATCCATATGACGCTCCTTTTAGTGAGCATAGTACGCACGGAGCTTTTTGTTCTCAGAATTTGCCTTTCCTGTAAGTATGGCATTAACAATGGTGCCGCCGATTGCGATAGATGTACCAGCCAAATAGGCCACGCGGGTGTCTTTCATTGTATTAGACAGAAGCGTAGTGACTATACCTGACCCAACAATAATGCCAGTCTCAGCAAGCTGAGTAGTCTGAGTATTGCTCGTAATCGTTTTTCCTCGCTGATAAAGCTTCTTTCCCTCATCGGCGAGCTTATCAGTTTTCAACTTGTCGTAACTCTTATCGAGAGCTCTCTTTGTTACTTTTACTTCACCCTTAGCGGCCTTGTACTGATCTTTTGTCGCTGTCCCATTCTTATATGCTTGTTTCGTTTCTTTTGCTTTCTGCTTAGCATCTTCATGCGCTTGGTCTGCTTTGCGATAACGCTCCAAGCCTTTCTGGGTATAGGAACCGTCATAATTCTGGTAACGTCGAACTCCCCAGCGCATACCCTTCACTCCATGATGAGCAAGGTAATTCTGCGATGATGGTTTGTTGTGAATATCCATCGGATAGACCCTCCTTATTGAAAAATAAAAGAGAGAAGTGATATTTATTGCTGCCACACAACTCCGTATTCCGTAACCACGGGGAATATTTTTAGAGCACATCTCTTCTCTCCATAAAAGAGTCTGTTTTTTCGGCGAAAAGAAAAGAGACGCTGATTAAGGCGTCTCTTTTCCAAAAATATAATTTTGTTAAGGAGCTTTAGATTTGGTTCCTTTCTTATTATAGTGTAATATTTTTTCAGGTAAACCCTTAACTTGGATAGCAGCATCTGCGATAGTCCTTTGTGCCTGCGCTTTCTGATGTTCACGTTTCTCATTTTTTATGCGGTTTGCCTCTGCTTTCTGTCTCTCCAATTCCTCAAACAGCCGCTTACTTTCGTCAATCACTTCCTGAGTAACATACCTAATTATTACGGGATATCCAGCAGCAACCTTCTGTTTTGGCTTTGGATCTGAATCAACCACCTCGGAGTCAACGCAGTTTCTATATTTTGGATCGGCTTCTCCAATACTCAGTTCACTTGGCATAACTGTCAGGCCTACCTTGGTCAATCTTGTAATAGCCTGATCCAGTTTCAACGGAAAACCGAGGCCATATAATTGTGGAACACCAACTTTACTCGGAATATCTGGAAGCTTATCTATCAATTCTTCAACAGCTGTAATTATGGCTGGGGCTATTGTTAAGGCAGACAACACAGTAGGAGCGATAGATTTTTTATTGTTTCCACCATTCGTTTTCTTAGAGCTCATTATCATCTACTCCAATCACGCTGTCTTCAAATAAATAACTCCATCAACGGTCATATAATAATCAGCCTTTTGAGTTGCTGCATTTAGACCAGCCCGCAACGATTTTCTCATGTCAGATTCTTCACCTCGACCAAGCGATTCAACAAGCCCATCGATGCGATCTAAAATATCAGCCTTCGCTATTTTCTTAAACGGCATTTCCTTAGCATTGTCAACAAGGGTACGAAGGGACGAAAAACTACCCAACATCCGTTTTTCACATTTATCGATGTAAACCGAAATGTCCCTTTCTACATATTCAAGATAACCTCGGTCATAATTCTGGGCGTAGTAAACTTCCAGTAAACTACTTACGCCATAAAGTTGCATGGCGACCTCAAGACTTTCTTTCAGCTGGAATTCTTTTTCTACAAGGCTCGAAATATCTTTTCCCTCTTTTCCTTTAACGGTGGACTCCAAATCGGCTATGTAAAATTCAATGTCTTTGATCGCAACCTTACGAGCACTCTGCAAACTTGCGATTGTTGCAGCCCGCTGCGCATCAGACCTCATAATGAAAATATAATTTTCATAGGCATATCTGACAAAGTTGATCTCGGCCATCAACTCTGCCTTCTTATCTCCATAAAGAAATTCAAGGATCTTATCGATGGTCATCCGCATCACTTTCAATTCGTCATTGATCTTCTTGAGAAAGTATTGGCTGGATGCGATTGACATGGCGGTAAAGCATCCCATGGCCAAAACTTGGACATGGTCCACCGGGTTTAGCGCAGCCGATGCGGCGATTTTTCCATCTTCACCAATAATTGAGGTGGTAAATCCTTCACGCTGTTTTAATTCCATCAGTTTCCCAGATATTCCTTCTGGGAACGTAACGGTGTATAGTTGTGACATTTTATTAGTAACTGCTACAGACGGCAGTTGCTGCAAAAGAGCCCCGACCTGAATCTTCTGTGTGGAATTAAGTTCCAACTTGGTGAAACCATTTGCAGGGGAAACATCCATCGCTACATCGCATGGAACAATCCCCCAGTTCTGCTCAGCCATATTCAGCCCTCCTCACCTCAGATCAATAAAAAAAAGGTGCGCCTCAATGGAGAGACGCACCTGCAAAAGTGTTCTCCCCATTGTTGCGACACAATCTCATTGCCCAATTATGTAGGGTACGAGTAAAGAGAGATAACACTATTTGCCGTGTTATCCCCTACTTAATCGGGCGATTATCTGATTGTGTCGCAAGGACAGTATACCACACCTTCTAAAGAAAGAAAAGAGGCAATATCATCACGCAGGCAAAGATTTTACTGAAGAATCGCCTTTTACCCACTTGCCCACTTTTTCCGGCCACTTATATATATTTCTTACTTTTTTCTTTCGTGCTTAAGTGTAAAGTAAAAGTGGGCTTTTGGCCAAAACTCTCGTTCTGATACTCAAAAACCGCTAACTACTGCTAACTACGTCTAAGTACATGGACACTTTTGTTTTGAAAAGTGGGCAAAAACCCGCTTTTTTCGGGCAAAATGACCGTATCAGTCCTCCCCCAACCGCTCAAAGCCACCCATTCTGAAAATAAAAGTGGGCAAACGGGCAGAATTCTATCTTAGGTTAGATAGATTTTCTATTCTAAGTTAGACTCAGTCGGCTTCACGCTGAAGCACTGCACTGATCGAGCTCATTCACTGTTTTCTCCCCCTTCCACACATAGCCGGTATCTTCATAGAGCCGCTTGGGAGAAATATAATAGTTGATACGTCCGTACTTCGAGTCCATCTCTTCAATAGTGGTTACAAGCTTACCGTCTCGGGTAGCTCGTCCAATAGGTAACCATCCTACCACAATACCGGCCCTAATCCAAGATGCATCTCTTCCGTACACTTTAGCAGCTACAGATACTGGAACTGAACCGATTGAGAATTGCTCATCCAAATTTATTTACCTCCTCTCTATGACAATTCAATAAAAATGACCTGCCACTATTTTTGGTAGTAACAGGTCGTATATGATGCTTGTGGGGAAGGACGTTAAGGGCTCTGATATAAACCATCACCTCAATCCATTGATTTCCAAGAATTTTTGCCACTGCTCCTCCATTTTAGGAGATGCAAGTTCTTCTCTCAACACCCGCTCGGGAAGCTGAATCTC